TACAAACGTTTCTAAGTGGATGGAAAAGGATGGGTCTTATACTAAAGATGAAATTCGTTGTGTTAAAGTTGCGCCAAATAGTATATTAAGTATTACTGGTGGCATTGTAGCACGTATGGATATACAAGGCGCTCCTAGACTAAACGAAAAAGAAGCAGAGCATTGGATAAGTTTACCTGGCACCGGTGGCGATCTAAAGTGTGGTGTTGATAGTTTTCTACGTAAAAAGATTAAGGCAGCTATTTTAGAAGGTAGCAAAGTAGTAGAAGAAAAGGCTGAAGAAGAAAAAGAGCTTCAGAAAGTTGGTGCAAGGCCTGAGCTGACAATTCAAGATCGTATTTTACTACAAGCACAAGAAGCATGTGAAGCTATTGACTTATGGCTAGATGGTTATATAGAATCAGTAGATGATTTTAAGTTAGACAGTTTAGACATTAGTACACACTTTATTACACATAAAGTATCACAAGCACACGCTAGAAAAATTAAGGATATGTACTCACTCGAGCTGCAAGAAATAGTTGCGTGGCACAATATACCTACAGCAGGACAACTTAAAAAATTAAGCGAGCATGACGCTGATATGTGGGAACAACTTAGAGAAGGTTATTCACATAGATCTAAAAAGCAAATGGCAACATTGCTTAAAGCATACGAAAAGATTATGTCATCTTGTGACATGGTTATTGAAAGTGCTAAAGTAACACGTAAGCCACGTAAGACAAAAATTTACAGTGCTGAGAAATTAGTACAGAAATTAAAGTTTAAAATAAAAGACGAGAAGTACAGTCTTGTAAGTATTAATCCTGCAGACATTATATATGCTAGTGAACTTTGGGTGTTTAATATTAAGACACGTAAACTAGGCAAGTATGTTGCTGATGCTCCTGATCCGTTGAAAGCACAACGTCCAGGTAGTGGGTTACAAGTTAAAGGCACTACTATCACAGGATTCATTGAAGAAGAAAGTATACAGAAGACAATGCGTAAGCCTGAGGAACAGTTAAAAGAGTTTAAGAACGCTGGCAAGGTTGCGTTACGTAAGTTTATGGAAGACATAAAAACCACCGATACAAAGCTAAACGGGCGGATAAATGCGGAAACCATATTACTGAAGGTAACTTGATAAATACTTACATGAGCGATATTGATAGAAGTAACTTACAAACAATAGCACAAGGTTTTGCACAGTTGAATGACGTGCTAGGCATACTTGCTAACCAGCCCGTCACATTAGACTCTCTAGCAGATAGAAGTATAAGTGGCGATAAAATATATGCAGGTAAAATTGCCAAGTTCCAGAGTGTTGGAATAAGGGATGATGCCACGCAATTAGTTGTAGTCATCGACGATGACGGAATAACTACAGACAGTATCGATGTTGACAACATAGTAGGAGAAACTACTGTAACAGGTAGACTACATATGCGTCAAGGCGCTCAAGTACATGGCAACATGTTCGTTGATGGCGAGTTGACTGTTACTAAGTTGAACGTAAATGAATTAATTTCAGACGTAAGACAAGAAAGAAACAGCCCACTAACATTTACACCTGATAATAATGGTTCTATACATGGTAAAGGATTATTGTTTGTAGGTGATGCACATACACGTCAGTTTGTATACCAAGGTGATAAGTTTTTCTCAACAGAAACTATCGACTTGCATACAGATTCGTCGTTTGCAATCGGAGGAACTAGCGTTCTTTCAAATGACACATTAGGAACTAATGTTGTTAATAGTAGTCTAAGAAATGTTGGCACGTTAAGAAACCTACAAACTATAGGTGACTTAGTTATTGACCAATTTATCTTTTGGAATACTAATACTATGCGTCTTGGCATAGGAACAGATGCAGGTAATGCTCTAGTAAGTATTGTTGATGCAGATGCTGAGTTTATTATTCAGCCAGACACTAACAGTATTACAATTGGTGCGTATACTACGACTGATCTTAATATTGTTACTGACAATACAACAAGAATTAGTATTTCTGAATCCGGAAAAATTGTACTTGGTTCTAACATTGAATCAAAAACTGTAGTACACGGCAAGTTAGGTATAAACATTACACCTTCCGCTGACGTTGATATAAGTACTGCAGGTCCAGTGCGGCTTGAAGGTAAGAAGTTCGAAGTCGGAAATAGTATACCTACCAATGGAACCTATCGAAAAGGTGATATTGTGTGGTCCGATAATCCTAAGCCAACAGGCTATGTTGGGTGGGTTTGTGTTCGAGAAGGCACTCCAGGAACTTGGAAGCCTTTCGGACAAATAGCTTCTTAAAAACAAACACGCACTGGAAATCTTTATGATAAAAAAAGAGAATATTTACGACAAAATTAGGACCTCTTTTACAAAACGAGCTGCGTTCTGGAAGCTCTTTGGCAAGACTATTCCGTTATTTGTACTTAGTGTTCTCTTTCTACTTCATCTATTTGGCTTTGATGATCTTTCTGAAAGGGCGTTAGTAGTAGGTGGCGCATTTTTCTTTTTTGTAGCATGTATGTGGTGGTGGTGGGTCATTGACGTAATGATGACTATTGTAAATTTAATGACTAGAGCTACTGAAACTTTTAATAGCGTTACAGAGGACATAACTAAAGTCAAAGAAGATGTAATAAAAGCGAAAAAAGATCTTGAAGACCGCAACAAACACTAAATATTTCCATGTACGTTTTTGGTAATGGCGAAAGCCGTATTAATATTGATATAGAATCCTTGTCTGGTATGAAATTTGGTTGTAATGCTATTATGCGTGACTATCATATGGATCACCTAGTATGTGTTGATAGGCGAATGGTTGACGAAGCTGTAAAAACTGTTGCTAACAGTCTAACAATAGTATACACCCGAGAAGATTGGATTGAAAGATACAAAGGTATTGAAAGAGTACGAACAGTACCTAAACTACCCTACAACGGAATGACAAGACCAGACCAACCCTTTCAATGGGGAAGTGGACCATACGCACTATTACTAGCCGCAATGAAATCAAGAGGTGAAACAGTTCATCTAATTGGGTTTGATTTGTACAGTAATACACATGATGTTAACAACTTGTACAAAGGTACACCTAACTATGCTAAAGCTGAAAGTAGAAACATAGATCCTAGGTATTGGATACATCAAATCGGCATGGTTTTTAAGTGTTTTCCTAAAGTTAACTTTAACATCTATCAAAATGAAAGATGGGCTGTACCAAGTAATTGGGTTTTATCCAATATTTCACTTGACAACAAGACAAAATTGTAATATAATAACTACTATTATGAGGACTTTATACGTCGACCCTCTTTAAATACTCCGCCGTTAAAACTATTGGAGAACAATTATGGCTTATTACAGTACAAAAACATACGGACACAACATAGGCTTATCAGCTGTGTTCCGTCAACCTAACGCAGATCATTCACATTGTCATTTATTACACGGATACAGTTTACAATTTAAGTTTGTATTTGGATGTGCAGACTTAGACAACAAAAACTGGGCTGTTGACTTTGGAGGATTAAAACCTTTGAAGGCTTGGCTAGAAGATCACTTTGATCACAAAACAGCAATTGACAAGACAGACCCCCATATGCAAACATTTATGGATCTAGAAGAAAAAGGTCTAGCTGAAATACGTGTATTTGATGGTGTAGGTGCAGAGAAGTTTGCAGAACATGCATGGAGATTTGCAGATACACTTATACGTGAAGCTACAGACAACCGTTGCTGGTGTGAATCAGCAGAATGTGCAGAGCACGGTGCAAACAGTGCAATCTACACACCATATACTATGCAAAAGTTGTCTCATGTAGATGACTAAGACGTATATTGAAGGTGAATCCAAAGAACAACGTAAAGCTCGCAAGCGAAAAGAAAAACAAAAGGCTGTCACAGTACAGCCTATAGCGAGTAACGTAGTCGCACCAGTTAAGAATAGTCCAAGCACTAGTAATAAACTTTTTATTCTTTGTTTAAAGCACGGACAAAAGTATTCTGCAGATTATGTAAACAAGTTGTATAATATGACACAACGTCATTGTACACTCGAACATGAATTTGTATGCATGACTGAAGATCCTGCGTTTCTTCTTCCTGGTATTAAGACTATACCGTTACCAAAAGGAATAGAAGGCTGGTGGTGCAAACCTTATATGTTTTCAAAAGACTTGCCATTAGACGGCAGTATACTTTACTTAGACCTAGATGTAGTTATATCTGCTAATATAGATAAACTGTTTACGTATCAACCAAACAACTGGTGTACTGTTAGAGATTATACTCGAGCAATGAGACCAAAGTGGCCCAAGTATAACAGTTCGGTTGTAAGATTTAAAACAGGTGAACTTGATCATGTATGGTCGGAGTTTAATAGAGATCCTAAGTCAATAATGCGACAGCACTTTGGTGATCAGGATTGGTTGTTTGCAGCTACACGGCATCAACAAGCAATGCTATACCCAGATAGTTGGACGCAAAGTTGGAAGTGGGAAGTTAGAGCAAGCAGAGATTTTGCCTTAGGTGGCAGAAGAGGGTCAAGAAAGTTTAAGACAATAGAAAATGTAGTTCCAAGAGTTGAATGTTGTGTCGTTGTATTCCACGGCGACCCAAATCCTGAAATGTGTGAAGATCCATGGGTGTTAGAGAATTGGGTATAAAATATATATTTGATGTTGACGGTACACTCACGCCAAGTCGGAGTGAAATTGATCACGACTTTGCTGTGTTCTTTTCAACCTTCTGTGCTGAGAATGAAGTGTATCTTGTTACAGGAAGTGATCGAGCTAAAACAGTTGAACAAGTTGGCGAAGAAATATATAGTTTATGTAAACGTGTTTACAACTGTAGTGGCAGTGACGTTTGGGAAGGTGAAACTAACATTAGAACACAAGATTGGAAGATTCCGTACCACGTAAAAACATTCTTAGAAAATAAATTAGAAGAAAGTGACTTTGCATTACGAACAGGCAATCATATCGAACAACGCCCTGGAATGATTAACTTTAGTATTGTAGGACGTAATGCTACACTAAGAGAGCGTAAGTTATATGTTGAATATGATACAAAGTATTCCGAACGTAACCTTATTGCTGATCTATTTAACATAGAGTTTGCATCATTAGAAGCAAGACCAGGCGGAGAAACAGGTATTGATATTAGTCCAAAAGGTGCTGACAAAAGCCAGATACTAGTAGACTTCGATTCTACTGATGTATTGCACTTCTTTGGTGATAGGATGGACATTGCAGGTAACGACTATCCTTTGAGCAAAGTCATTGTTGACAACAACCTAGGATTCTGTTATAATATACTAAATTATAAACAAACTTGGGGCATACTAAAAAATGAACGCACTTAAACGTATAGGCTTTGCATGTAAGTTTATGGACTCGGATCAATCGCAGAAGAAAAAAGTACTAGAAGAAATTCAGCGGCCGCTAAATACTCGTAGCACAACAGTACAATGGCTTAACAGACAAACTGTTGATGTAGCCGAGCAACGCTTGTGGGACATTATGGTACACAACATTGCCGCATACAAAAGGTTAATAGAATATGTTGGATCACTTCCTGCAGGACTTAGAATGGTACGATTGGGCAGTGATGTACTTCCTGTTTATACCCAGCGTGATTGGAGTTATTTTTGGAAGCGTCCTGACGTTGTTACGTATGCAGAACGAGAGTTCGCAAAAGTCGGTGCCACGGCAAGAGCCCTCGATGTCCGACTATCGATGCACCCAGGCCAATTTACTGTACTTGCAAGCGACAACCCCGAAATTGTAGATAGGAGCATAGAAGAATTTGAATATCACACCGATGTCATACGCTGGATGGGATACGGCAAGACCTTCCAAGACTTTAAGTGCAATGTCCACATATCGGGTCGAAACGGTCCTACCGGCATACGGAATGCAATCAAGCGACTCTCGCCAGAAGCGCGAAATGTACTTACGATCGAAAATGACGAAAATAAATGGGGAATTGCAGACAGTCTCGAACTTGTTAACGACTGCGCACTCGTTCTCGACATACACCATCACTGGTGCCGTGAAGGTGAATACATACAACCCAACGACGATAGATTTGCTCGCGTAATTGATAGCTGGCGTGGTGTTCGACCTGCAATACATTACAGCTATAGTAGAACAGAACAACTACCAGAAGGCTATGCACACGACACATTGCCTGACATGCCTGCATTATTAGAAGCAGGCTATAAGAAAGGCAAACTACGAGCGCACAGTGATTGGTATCCGAATGACGATGTAAACAACTGGGCATTAGAATTTTTAGACTATGCAGATATCATGTGTGAGTCTAAGATGAAAAATCTTGCAAGTATTGACTTGTATAAATATAACGAAGCAAGGAAAGATTATGAGCTATTTAAACACAATGTATGGGAACAAAAGCGCGAGCTCGAAACCATCTGAAAAAGAATTAACAAAAAATCCTAACCGTGTAGCGGGTGGACTTAAAGGTCAAGGTGTTGATCATTTCACCATGCTAGGTGAAGATGGCTCAGAATTACAAATTCCAAGTCAACGTTACGTTAGTAGTTTGGAAGAGCAGATAAGAAAACAGCGAGCAGCTTTAACCGTCCTAGAACGTAAACTGTCTCGCTGCGAAAAAATTGTTGAGCAACATACAGCTGCTATTGCAAGAACTAGATCTTAGAAGCGTTAAATACTTCTTTAACTAGCTCTTCCTTCTTCTTTCTCTTGTCAATTTCAATACCAAATTCTCTACCCTTTTCTTCGAGTTTAGCTTTGGTTAACTTAGTAAGCTCAGCTTTCTTAACTGTTGCTTTCTTAGCTGGTGTTTTCTTTACTGTTGCTTTTTTAGTTTCTACTTCACCAAAGACGGCTTGAGTAACTGATGCTACACTTCCTTCTTTCATGTCTAAACCAAAAAAGGCTTTAAGCCATTTTAACATAATTACTCCATAATATATAGTTCTGGTACATTTATTTATAAATACTAGTACAGGAGATACTAGAAATGGCTAATACAATGGTTGGAACAAAAAGTTTAAAACTTGATAGAATCACAGGATTACGTGCAGACGGTCAAAACGGCGTTGGAATACGCACTATTGTTCCAGTGATTAAATCAGAAAAACTACAAGACGAAAAAAGAGATATGTCAAACACTAACTCATTCCGCGGAGCAAAAACATCATGATAGAGAAATTCATTAAAACACGTTTAAAAGAACGTACAACTTTAGACGGTGCTGTACTAATTGGTGCTGGCATTGCATTTTTAATTTTTAAACCAATTGCAAGTATAGTAGCCTATGCCGCTATTGCATATGGGGCATGGACTATCTGGAAGAAGGAAGACTAATGCCAACTCCAATTAATATCGTAGTAAGTTTATAATTTACTAATATCTAATCCACTAGACACACTTACATTCCATATTTGCTTTCGCTCTATACCCTTCTTCTGAGCAAATACTTTACTATCACAGTTACCACATACATGAAAGTAATGATTGTTAAGACGTGCAGGGTCCATACTTCCTCTAGGTCTTTCAAACTCTGTATCACAACTATCACAACGTAATACACAAATAGTTATATCACGTTTATAGGCGTGTTCCTTGCCTAATTTACTTTTTCGGACATGCCGGGTTTCTTTTTTATATTCTTTAATAAACATAACTATATTTACATTAAGATTATAAAAACTATCGATAAATAACAGTAAGGAGACACAATGATTTTACCTATTACACTCACAGAAGATGCTAAAAATAAGATTAACGGGCTTTGCGCGGCTAATACAGAGCATTTTGGAGTACATTTAAGCCTTAAAGGTGGTGGATGTGCTGGATTTGAATATGATTGGGGTATGATAGCAAAAGAAAGTGTTGAACCAAATGATGAAATCATTAATACAGGTACAGGAAACTTAGTTATAAACGCTATGGCACACATGTATTTGTTTGATTGCACAATAGACTACGAAACAGACGTATTTCAAACGCAATTTGTAATTAGTAACCCCAATGCAAGTAGTGCATGTGGTTGTGGAATTAGCGTAAACTTCGACATGGAAGCTGTCGAAAAAAATAATGAATTAATAACGGAGCTCACATAAATGGCACAAGGTAAACAAAACATCAACATCGGTGTAGAAGGTAATGACGGTACTGGCGATAGTATCAGAGAAGCGTTTAGAAAAGTAAATGATAATTTTACTCAACTATATGCTGTATTTGGACAAGGTGGTTCAATATCATTTACTGAATTTAGTGATACTCCGACACTAGCCCAATTACAAGCCAATCCAAGTACATTTTCAAGACCTGTACTTCCAGTAGTTGATGTTGCTGCTGAAGGTAGTAAGTTAGAATTTAGAAAATTAGTTAGTAACAGTTTCTTAGATGCGTCTATCGATGATACTGTTACATTTAGTTTAACGTCAGGTGGACACATTGTTGTAACAGCGGCAGGTGGCAAACTTGAAGAAGATGAAACACCTAAAATTAATTCAACAGGTGGCGGCATAAATGCATCTGGAAATATTGTTGCAGGCATGCCAACAAGTCTTACTGACATTGAAACTAAACTGTCTGTACTTAATGCCGCACATAACGGCGCTGGGTTTACAACTGACAGTGTTGCAATATCAAAAGGCTTTGCAGATACTAACTACTTAAAATCAACAGGTGGTGGTACTGGCGCACAAATTAGAGTACGTACTGAAGATCAAATCTTTACAGCAGACTACTCATTTACAATTAATAGTTTTACAGCTAGTGTTGCTAATATTACTGGTAGAACAGTTGACGGGACTTTAATTACTGTTCCGGCAGGACACGGACTTGATAGTGGTGCAAACGGATTACCATTTAGATACGAAACTACAGGAACAAGTGCAACGGCAACTCCGGCATCAAGTGCGGTAGCTCAACCACTTAAAAACTTAAACCCAATTTATGTTAGAGTTGCAAGTGCAACAACATTAGAATTTTATGAAAATGCAGACGCAGCTAAAGCAGCTACAGCAAATAGAAAAATTAGTTTCCAAGCAGGTACCGGTTCAGGTACACAAACATTAGTTGATGCAGAATATCAACCAGATATACTAGACGGTAAGTTCCTTGCTAACGAAGCAATGCCAAGAGAAGCAGCACTTAGACGTCAAGGCGACCAAATGGACGGTACGCTTTACCTTGATAAGCATCCTGGAGACTTAGCAAATATTACAACTGGCTTAGAAGATTTACAAGCCGCTACTAAATTTTATGTAGACAACACAAGTTATGCAAGTAATGTAAACTTGTATGTTAGTTTACAAGGTGACGATAACCAAGTTAATACTCCTGCTGGTAAAGAAGGTAGAGCATTAAGTTATGCATATCGTACAGTAAATGCTGCACTTAGAAAAGCAGAAGAAATTATAGAAACAAGCAGGTTAGAGCCTGGTCCGTATATGCAGACTATCACAGTTGATAACTCTGGTACACTTACTCCTACATTTGTAAAAAGTGGAAACACAAATACATTAGGATTTAAAGTTCCTGCTACATACAATGCACAAACAACTGCTAACTTTAAAGCACTTATGGACAACAACAAAAAGTTTGTCCAAGAAGAAGTTATTGCATGGATAACAGCTCAAATTACATTAGCAAATGCAGCTGTTACACTAGACCCAAACGTTCCTGCAGAAGCAGAGTTAATTAAATGGAAAAACTTTACATACAAAGAAGCTACGTGTAAGCGTGATGTTGGGTTAATTTATGAAAGTTTAAAACTTGATGTTATCAGCGGTACCAATGCTAACAAACTTTCAAGGCAAGCAGGTTTAAGATACTATAGTAATGCCAGTGGTGCTATTGCTATTGGTCCGCAGAAAGCACAAACAAAAGCAACCATTGACAAAGTTGAAGAAATTACTAGACAGTATATCTTAACTAACCTTCAATGGCAAGGTGGTTCTGGTAACCCTGGTGTATACAATACTGACGTTATACAAAACGTAGTTAGTCCAGGTACAGCTGCTCCAGCAGATGCTATTGCAAGAGTAGGCGACCTATTTGATATCATTGGAAATATTATTGATAACGGAGTAGACAGTGCTCCAACATTACAAGAAGGTTCAGTATATGTTATTGAACTTGACAATGGTGGAAACGGAAACGTATTCCAAGGGCAAGCATCAAATACAGACTTAATACCAGGTAAAGTTATTACAGGTACTAAGTCAGGTGCTGTATCAAGAATTGTAAACTATTATAGAGGTGACGAACTAGGTGGTTCAGCACATGACCAAATAGAACTTATACTTGAAGAACCAGTAGAGTTTATTGCTAGATCAGATCCAGGTGTTGCTACTGAAGCTGACCCAACTTATGAAGCAGGTGATGTACTTGAGTTTGGTAACAAAGTAAGTCAACAAAATATTACAGTGTTCCTTGAAACTGGTATATTCTACGAAGACTATCCATTACGTGTTCCAGCTAACGTTTCCGTTAAAGGTGACGAGTTTAGACGTACACACATTCGTCCAAGAAAGCGTGTGTCACAATCTAAGTGGGCAGGACAATATTTCCATAGAGACAATTATTTCGATAACATGACACTACACAATCACAGTGTAGAAATTGAAGGCGAAATAACACTAACTTTAACACAAGCGGTAACTGTTGCTGTAGGTGATAAAATATCACAAACTGTTTCAGCTGGTACAGCAATAGCGTATGTGCAAAACAAAGCAACTAACTCTACAAGCATTGTAGTTCAGTATTATGACGGGTACGATGCTGTTACAAATAACGGTGTACCACCAAGCGAAACTGGTAACGGATATGCTGACGTAACAGCGTTTGATACTGTAGTAAGTAACAATATTTCTATTAACAATGCCGTACAAGCAGGTACATACTTAACTGGTACGCCAGTGCAATATGCAAGACCATCAAACTTTGGTTATCATTATGCACTTGATCCAAGAAGACCAGTTAATACACAAGCAGGCACTGTTGTTAACCCAGGTGGTTATACAAATGCTGTTAGTTTGTTAACGAAAAACAGAGATGCGATTGTACAAGAAGTTTTATTATTTTTAGCTGAAAGTTCACAAGCTAACTTAAATAACGGTGGTTTTGGTGATTATACACAAGTTGATTTAACACTAACTGGTAACGTAACTTTCACCAGAGGCGACACAGTTATTCAAGCAGGTACAAACGTAACTGGTAAAGTAAAAAGCGATAGCACAGATAATACAGTTACTATTGTAGGACCAAGTGGAATATTTAATACCACAGGCGCATTAAGTGTTAGCGGTGTAAGTAAAGGAGCAAATAGTGTTCCGGCAACTGTGTCAAGTGCAGTAGCATTTACTTATGGACCAAAATGTGCAAGAGACTTAGGTCTTATTGTTGATGCATTAGCGTTTGACTTAGACAAAGGTCTTGTTGATCAGTCACTTGAGATCCAGGGTAAATATTATGCAGGCGCTGTAGAAGTAGGGCAAGAAATTATAACGTCAGCTTCAATACTAGAAATTGGTAACATTGCACAAGCAATATTAGGTGCATCAGGTTCACCAGTAGGTACTCCAAGTGTGCCAAGTGCAAGACAAGCGGCATCAGCTTGGGATATTACAGTAACGACTGCACAACTTGCTGAGGTAGGCACAAGTACTATTGTTTCCGGACTGTTGAATATTATTGTGTTTGCATTCAATACAGAATACAATCCACCTAAAGACAACAAAGATATGGACGTCTTCTTAATGAACGATGCTACTATCTTACGTAATATGACTGTGCAAGGACATGGCGGATTTATGTGTGTACTTGACCCAGACGGCCAGGTACTTACTAAGTCACCATACATACAAACAGGTTCAAGTTTCTCACAATCAATAAACAAGCAAGCATTTAGAGGTGGTATGTTTGTTGATGGTTTTGTTAGTAACATGCCGTTAGAGATCACTGATAATATTTCAGGTGCAGGTTCTAACTCACCCTTTGAAATATTTGTAAGAAGTAGAAGAGATTCAAAACTAGTTGGCGGCAACGGAGTAGGGCTTGGATTGTTTTCAAGACGTCCACAACTACCAGCACCATTTTATGTAAATGGTGTACGTTATCAAGTTAATGCTATTAGGAATTATAGCCCAACTAACGGTACAGCAGAACTTATTCTTGATAAGAATTCAAATCCAGATGCCAACGGCGAAGGACAAGGTTGGATTGGCGGTGAAAACTTTCCAATCGTATTACAAACAGCTGGTAACAGATCTATGCTTGGTAATGACTTTACGCAAGTTAACGATTTGGGTTACGGTCTATTATGTACTAACAACGGTATATCAGAAATGGTTAGTATGTTTACGTACTATTGCCACGCAGCTTATTATGCAAACAACGGTTCTGAGATTAGATCGTTAAACGGTTCTAATGCTTATGGTAACTTTGGACTAGTTGCTGCAGGTGGGGACCCGAACGAAGTTGCACAAACAGGTTCGTTAGCATTTGATACTTCACAAACAGCTAAAGTATATGTTAACTCAGGAGTAAGTGCTAACGCTAACGCATTACAAACATTCCTATACGTAACTGATACTGACTTTGCTCCATTACCAGAAGGCGAAGTTGACGTACTTTACAATAAAAAAATAGGTATTGCTAGTATCGGCGCATCTAATCCAGTAACAGTTAACGCAGCAGCACATGGCTTTATTGCAGGACAAAGAGTGCTAGTAGAAAGCAGTAATATTCCTACTAGTGGCGGCGGCGCTAATCCAGGACTAGACGGTATACGTTATGTAGGAACCAATCCATCAACAGGTACACTAACACTTTATACTGATGCAGCTCTTACAACAACGTTAAACGGTTCATCATATAACACAGGCAACTTAGGTAATACAGCTACAATACAAGATGCAGGCGGCGAAGCTAGTAGTCTTAGTAGATTTGAAGTTGTAACTGTAACTGATGCGTTTTCAGCAGACGGTATTCCTGGAGTCAACGAAGTTAAACTTACACTAAGTGGCACTCTTACTGGCATTGCGTACAATGCAAGAGCAACTCTTACAGCTGGAACAAGTCAATCGGCAACAGTGGCCCTGGGTAGAGTATCTAGACCAATTAACGCTGCTACTAACAATGATAAGCTATATGTAACACTTCCAGAAAACAGAAATCAGTTTGCGTTAGGTGATACGATATACATTAATGGTACAACTACAGGCAGAACTATTACAGCAATTGAAAGTAATTTAGATAAAGCAGGTCGTAAAACTATTATTGGTGTTACAAAAGCAAATCCTGTTATAATCGAAACAATAGGACATAACTTTGTAGACGAAGATCCTATTACGATTGTTGATGCATTAGGAGTAACAGATTTAAACGGTACTTACTATGCTAAGGTTAGTACAACTACTGGCGGTACTACAAACGATAAACGCTATGTTGCACTATACAGTGATTCAGCATTAACAACAACAGTAGACGGCACATCATGGGCAGGGTCATACACAGCAAGATCAGGTAAAGCTACTTTAACAGGCAGTGGTGGCAACGTGTTAATAGGTGAACAAGGAGCGGTATGGAAACTATCATTCTCCAATTCAACTAACGATGAGTCAGTAAGCACAGGCGGATTATCAAGTCCATTAGGAGCAGGTGACGCAGTTAACCTTAGGTCTAGAGCAAAGTTTATTTTAGACGGAGTACAGACTGTTCCGATTAGACCATCTACAGCAGTTGTGTTTGAAGAACAACCTGAGAACACTTATCGTTCTATTAACTTTGATACAACACCAATAACAACATTTGACGGTTTAGGTGAAACACAATTACCCACTGATCAAAACATACTTACATTTGATAGTAACTATGAGTACATTAGACAAAGAGTAGATTACGGTTTCTACAAATCACAGGTTAAGCTAACATTAAACGTAGTATTAGCAGGTCCTATAAGTGTAGGGTCTATTGTTAGACAAGGGTCAGCAACAGGTACAATAACTAAAGCAGTTGCTGCAGGTGCTACTGTACTTTATGTTAAAAATTGGAACGGAACTGATTATACTGTAGGCGGCGGCAATGTTGAACGAGACACAGCAGGTGACGGTACGTTTGCTAGTATTGGTGCATTAGCCACAGGCGGTGTAGTAAAACTAAGTTACCTTACAACTCTTGGTAAAATAGAATCGTTTGGTGGCACACCGGGTGATAGATATATTGCTATTCCAGCACTAGGCAGTGAGTCTACAGTAAGAATTCAAAATGCAGATATGATATTTGCATGGAAAGACAGAATACACAAAGTACTTGCATATCACGATGGGGCAGGTACATCAATAGGTGCTATAGGAACTAGAGAAACTGGCGAGCCTAATTCAGCTATAACTGGGTTCCCATACTTAGAAATTGATCGTACTCCAGCAAGTGACAAGTATTACGATGCCGACGAAGCAGCTCCTACAACAGGTATTGCTGATTCATTAAGTGTTGGTAACGAAACAGACAACGTAAACATTGCAATTGGTGTTCCGTCAGGTGAAGGTGCAGAAATTACTGTTAATATTTCACTATGTAGAGCAACAGGACATGACTTTAGTAATATTGGTACAGGTGGATTTAATACATCTAACTATCCAAACATTATCTTTGGTCAACCTGCAGTTGCAAAAACAGCGATTGTAACAAGTGACGCAACGGCAACCAAAGCCCAAGTATGGGAAAGAAACAAAGGGCGTGTGTTCTTTGCATCAACAGACGAAGATGGATTCTTTAGAGTTGGTAAGTTCTTTACAGTTGACCAAGGTACTGGTACTATATCGTTTACAGCACAAATTAATATCTCAGGACTTGACGGACTAGGATTTAAAGACGGCGAGATTATTAGTAAGTTTACAAGTAGCTTTACACAGGCAACAGCAGAACTTAAAAATGTTCCTACTGAAGTTGCTGTAGTAGATTACATAAACAGACGTTTAGGATTTGACGAATTTAACGTAGTAGATCCTGCAGCACTTACAACAGTAATGAGTGCAACTAATCCGCAACTGACACCAGTAACAAGTGGTGGAGAAACCACACATACACTGAACATGACGAATGGTAGAATTACTTTACTCAAACGTCCTATAGCAGATACTGATGCAGCAACTAAAGAATATGTTGATAACAGAATCTTTGCTAACGATGAATTTGAAGACCTACGCAATGTAAGTTTATATCAAACAGATTTTAATAATGCAAACGGTAGAAGTGACTTACTTGTACTAACAGGACAAAAGAAAGTTTATATCAAATACGTTGCTGGCACTATGTTTAGTGTAAACGATGTTATTTTTGGACAAGATTCAAATAGTGCAGGACGTATTGTTGACATTAGTGATTCGTTTAAATTTGATAATGGTGAAAACAGTACAGACGTAGCATCAGGACTTAATGTTCAGGTACTAACTTACACAGTGTTACCATTAACAATGGTTGCATTAAATGCTACTGGAACTGTTGCTGTAAGAGGACAGCTATTAAGACAGCCAAGTACGGGCGCACAAGGTTATGTATTACATCCACAAACAGTAGTTGGATCAGGTAAAACAACAGCTACTCAAATTATGCTTAGAGAAGTAACAGGCGTATTTAACGGTACTGCTATTGAGCTTGTTAATAACCCAGGTGGTAGTGAAACTATAGTTGCAACAGCAGCATTAGTAACTAGTACCGCACTTATTGCAGACGCCTCAAGTGGAGATCCAATAGACTTCCAAGCAGAAACTATATCAAATGGTAATGTGTCAAGAAATACTACACAAGGTAGAGACGGACTTGCTGTATATCCAATGATTGAAGTTGCTAACGCAAGCGAAAGCAAAGTTGGTAGTCCAGGAGATGCAACACGTAGTGATATTAACTTAACAGTAACTAGATCCGAAGATGCTACAAGTATTAACTTACAGTATCAAGCAGAAAGTTTACTAGATGCTGATGTTAATACCTCAGCAGATATTCAACAACAAAAACTGTTGATGACTAAAGCACCATTGTTAGCCAATAGTGATCTGTTTGAAGACTTTACAACTAGTGGAAGAAGAACTAGTCAAGCAAATAAAGGTATTGCAGCGTTTAGTGCAGATGCGTTTGCTGAAGATCAAATCTTTATATTCAGCGGAACAATTAGTGCTAATGTTAATGACATTATTACACAAGGAGCAGTTACTGGGTATGTTGACAAAGTTATTAATACTACTACGCTTAAAATTAGAACAAGCGATGTATTTGCTACAGGTGGTGCTACTACAACATATGTTACACCTGTAACAACATATAGTTTACCAGGAAGTGCAAACGCTGTACAACAAACATCAACTATTAAAGGAACTCCTGTAAATTCAACTAGAACTATTACTACAATAGAGAAAACAGGATTTGTAAATGTTAAAGATAGAGGTATAACGTTTGACAAGATTCAAGACATACCTGAGAACAGTGTTATTGGTAGAGGAGACATAGGTGATCCTGCTTACAATGCAGATGGTGTACCGTATGCTGTTAGCTTCGATCAAATCATTGACTTAGGTGGTGCTATACAAGATAAAGATTTTGCAAATAGTACAGTTACAGAAGTTGCAGGTTGGGTTATTCAAACTGAGGGACTTGTAAGTGTTGCAACAGGTGCAACAGTTAGTTCAGGTGGTGTTGATGCTGTCGTACAAGGCGCTGTTACAAGTGAAAACAAAGTAGTTGTTATTAATGCTACTGGTACTTTCCCTGGCACAGGAACACTTGCAGGTGTTACAGCTGACAGTCATGCAAGTGCCGCAACTATTGTAAGTGCAACTCAGTTTTCAACATCAGGCGAAGCACTAATTAAACTAGCAGATGGTGTTTATGGCACTACACAAATTACAAAGGCTGGCGCAGGTAATCAATTAGTACGCACACTTGATTCAAATGATCAAAACGGCTTAACGTTTGTATCAGCAAATACTGAAGGCTTTATTGATGTTAAAGGACTGTTAGTTGATAGTCGTAGAACATTAGATACACGTTCAGCAGGCGGTGATACATTCTTAGATGTTTACACACCAAACGAAAACTTAGCAATGAGCATATCAGGCGTAACACCTACTAGCGTAGAAGTTGATGAAAGTATAATTGAAATTCCAACTGCCAGTGTTGACATTGGTAATGTTGGCGTAAGAGTTGTAGCGGCAGGCTCAGGCATTAACGGCTTTGCTAGTGCTTTTGCACAAAATGCAGGTGAAGATACTCCACTTACAAACCAAAAACCGCATTTAGCAGTTGATTGGATCTATACCAACTTTATTCAAGACCCAGCTGACTTAACAGCAACTGGTTCTGGTATTGCACTAGGCGGCGTTTCACCATACACAACAGCTGGTCAAACAGCGATTGTTGCTAATGGTCAAAATGCATTACTAGCAGATAGCGCAGGTGTTGTATTAAGATCAGGTAATGTTGATGTACTAACCGCACTATCTGGAACAACTACAATTAAAAATGCGTTATCGGTACAAGGTAACACAACAATTGGTAATACTGCAACTGATACATTAACCGTTAACTCCGTTATTGTTAGCGATCTTGACTTACAAAGAACTAATACAGATGCAGCAGGTTATACTTTAGACATTATTAAGAAAACAAGCAGTGTTGCAACCGCAGACGGTGTTGGTACTATTAACTTTAGAAGTAACGACAGTGCAGGACCAATTACTACTTTACATACATATGGTGCTATAAAATCAACAATAGCAGATGTAGCGACGGCAAGTAAAGATGGTAAGATTGAATTACAAGTACAAAGAGCAAACACTCTTACTACAGCAATAGCAATTGACGATGAAGTTGATGTTACTGGCGTATTAAATGTTAGTGGCATAATAAATGCAAATGCAACAACAGCATCAACAAGTACAGCAACAGGTGCATTAATTGTTGCCGGTGGTGCTGGTATTGCTGGAAAACTATTTGTTGGTAGCGACTTTGACATAGGTGGCAACTTCAATGTAACAGCATCTAATGGTAACACAGATATTGATGGTACTCTTGTTGTTAACAATACAACTGATGCATCAAGTTCAATAACAGGGTCAGTAATAATTGACGGTGGTGTTGGCATTGCTAAGAAACTATACGTTGGAACTAATTTAGATGTTGCAGGAAATACTGTACTCGACGGCGACTTAACTGTTAAAGGAAACTTTGACTTAGGTGATGTAAGCACTGATACATTTACTATTGCAAGTACGCTTGATACTCCAAAAATTAATATCCGTAACACAGAAGCTGGAACTGGAAGTGCAACTAATCAAATTAGTTTCTTCCATGATACAACTTCCCCAGCAGTTAATGACTGGTTAGGTTCGTTAGCATTTGAAATGGACAATACAACTGTCGCTGTAGATGGAGGTGCTAAAGCATTAATGAATGTTAGAGCTACTACACTTACTGGTGGCAGTGAGAAAACTAGATTTGACTTCTTAACAGCAAGTGGAACTGATACTACAGCACAACGATTGAGTATTAGTGATGCTATTACAACGTCAGCAAACATTGTACCTAGTGGAACAATAGACATTGGACTTACTGGTACTAGATTCAATCACGTATATTCAACTAACTTTACAGGAACTACATTCACAGGTGCTTTCGCTGGTAATGTAAGTGGAAGTTCGGGTTCAACAACAGGTAACGCGGCATCAGCTACGCATTTAAAAGATGGTGCAGCTAACCAAATACCGTATCAAAGCGGCACAGGAGCAACTAGTTATCTAGCAGCAAATACAGTAGCAACACAAAAATTCTTAGCAATGACTGGCAATGGTTCTGCTGGTGCAGCTCCTGTATGGGACACACTTGATGCAAGTGCTGTTGACAGTGGTACATTTGCTGATGCAAGAATACCAAGTTTAGGTGCAAGTAAAATTACTAGTGGTTCATTTGCTGATGCAAGAATACCAAGTTTAGCAGCTTCTAAAATTGGCAGTGGTACATTTGCTGCAGCTAGAATACCAGATGTAACTGTTGCTATGATGTCTGCCGCAGCTATACAAACAAGTACTGAAGTAGGCGCTGCTGGTGCAAGTACTACCGACAACGATACAACATTACTAACAGCAGCTGCTATTAAAAACTTTGTTGAAGGTAAAGGATATGCTACAACCGGCGGAAGCGTAGGGTCTGCAACAAATGCAACAAACGCAACTAACTTTAATGTTAGTGCGGCACCTAGTGGAACTTATAATATTGTAATGGTTGGGGCCAATACTGGTAATACACCTGGTTTAGTAGATAGTAGCGGAATTACGTTTAACGCTGCAACCGACGTACTTAATACTGTAGCTTCGTCAGCAAACTATGCGGATTTGGCGGAGAATTATATAGGCGATGAAGCATATGAAGCAGGCACTGTTGTTGTATTTGGCGGTGATGAAGAAATTACTGCTTGTACAATAAAGGGTGATCGTAAAGTTGCAGGCGTTGTATCAACAAATCCAGCATACTTAATGAACAATAAATTAGAAGGCGACACGGTTGTACCATTAGCACTAACAGGGCGTGTACCATGTAAAGTAATTGGACATGTTGCTAAAGGCGACATGCTTGTAACTAGTGCAATACCAGGTTATGCTATTGTTAATAACGATCCTAGTTTAGGTACTGTTATTGGTAAAGCTGTAGGAACAAAAGACGACGACGGCAGAGGTATTGTAGAAGTTGTTGTTGGTCGCTTATAATAAATACAAGTATACAGGAGTTTTAATAAATGGCATTAAAGACAATTAATTTAGGCAGTGTTGCTAACGACGGCACAGGTGACGATTTAAGAGAAGCATTTGAAAAGGTTGTATTTAACTTTTCCGATTTAGATGCTAGAACTCCGGAAGCAACCACAGTATCAAATTTAGGATCAGGAAGTGGCCTATACTTTGATACAAATGTTAACGATCTAAGGTTTAAGTCATTAATAGGCGGCACTAATGCAACACTAACATCAACAAATAATGATATAACAATTAACGTTGATGCTGGTGTAACACAGTTTATTGTTGCAGGCGACACTGGAAGTTTAACTGTAACTGAAAATACTACAGTTACAATGCAAGGTGGAACGTTAATAACTACTACTAGAGACGGTAATAACATTAGAATTGACTCTAGTGCATTAGGCAGTCTTTCACAGGACCCTGCTCCACAACTAAGTGCCTCGTTGAACGCAAATGGGCAAAGTATTGGTAACATACAAAACTTAACAGCGGTTGCCGTAACAGGTAATTTAACTGGTAACGTTACTGGCAACGTGCATAATATCGATATTAGAGATTTAGATTACTATCGTCAACCAACAAATAGTTGGAACTTTGGAAGTATTAGTAACATAACTGTTACTAACATATACGACTTTTTAATTAAGACAGCAGATGTAGACTTTGGTGGCATTAGTACATCACAGCCTAATGTAACACTAGACGCTGGCTCTATTAATACTCCGGCATTCTAGTTTGACAATCGATAAATATGCTATATAAAGGAATAATCTTGTATGGCGAACATCTGGACAGTAGAAAATAATATAAGTTTAGGAACATATAACGAATCAGTATCGCTTAGTGGCGCTACTGCAGTTCAGTTAGGTCTTCCTGCTTCATCAACAGTAGCATTAATCAGTGGCAATATACCCCCTGGACTGCGACTCGACGGACTAACTCTTAGAGGTACACCTCTAGAAGTTGCTAGAGAAACTGAATTTAAATTTGTGTTACGTGCAACTTTTAACAACGCCGTTGAGGATCGAACTTTTAAAATTACTATTGTGGGTGCAGATGCTCCTGTATGGGTTACTCCAGAAGGTGAACTACCACTAGGTAATAACTCCTCACTGTATGTACTAGATTCAAGTCCTATAAACTATCAACTGTTAGCAACTGACAGCGACTTGGCAGCAGGTCAAAATTTAGAATATTTTATAGCATCAGGCGACGGACAACTACCCCCGGGTATTACATTGTCAGCATCTGGGCTGATTAGTGGAGTTGTTGACCCAGTATTAGCATTAGATAAATTAGCAGCACAAGGATATTACGATGACAATGCATATGGATCGTATGCATTCGACTTTGGTACACGCCCAGCAAACGGGTATGACAGTTACTTCTACGATGTTGATACATACGATTTAAGTGTACCAACTAAATCACCTAAGAAACTTAATAGGAACTATCAGTTTACAGTTAGTGCATCTGATGGTGACACTGTATCTAAAAGAAAGTTTAGAATATATGTAGTCGGGGATGACTTTTTAAGAACTGACAATACTATATTACAACTTAGCAATGGTATCTTTTCAGCAGATAACACTAACGTTAGAACACCGATTTGGTTAACTCCAAGCAACCTTGGATTCAGACGTGCTAATAACTATGTTACATTATTTTTAGATGTTGTTGACAGTGAAACACTATCTGGATTTATCGGCTTTACCTTAGAAGATACAAACGATGACGGCACACCAAGTATTACACCTCCTGGTTTAGAACTTGATAGTGCTACTGGCGAGCTAGTTGGTATTGTTCCTTATCAACCGTCTATAACTAAAGAATATAAATTTACAGTAAATGCTGTTCGTTATGCAGCTACCGGTACAACTACATTTGAAAATGTAGAAATTGTTATATATGATAATGCTGTACAAAATGATACTGTGATTAAAATTAAGAAAAATAGTAGACTCCTTGATTTGTTAAATCAAACAATTACAATTAAAGGTCAAACGTATTTAATAACAGCAGTTAATAATGCTGTCTTAGCATACGACACTATAACTATTAATAGAGGATTACAAACATATACACGAGCAGGTCTTGTATTTACTGAAGCACTTACTGATAGCACAACTAGTGTACTAGAAGCAAACAAAAAGAAAACATTTACAGTAACACTATTAGGTGAAGTTGATTCTACTATTACATGGAATACTCCTAGTGCATTAGGAACTATTGGTGCAAACTATACTAGTGTGTTTGCTGTTAATGCAAAAACATCAGTTCCTAATGCTGTTGTACGATATACATTGTCCAGTGGAAGATTGCCGCCCGGGCTTACCCTTGCACTCGATGGAGAGATATTTGGCAAGGTAAGACAGTTTGGTGAAAACTATTATAGATCTTTTTGGAAGACAGGCAGAGTATATAACGCCTTTAATGTTGTAAATTATAATGGAAGTTTATATATTAATAATAGTACACACACAGCAAGTGCAGACTTTGCAACTGATCTTACATCTAAATGGGAACCGTACAAGTTTATTAAATCAGGATTGGCAACATTTGATTCGGGTGATTTAATACTTGATGGCGATAGTACTACTGTTGATAAATCCTATACGTTTACAGTTAACGCTGAAGATCAATTTGGATTTAGTGCTGTAACACGAGCATTTACTATTAAAGTATCTGATCCGGAAGATTATGTTTACAGTAACTTAGTAGTACAACCGTTTATGAAGGAAACACAAAAGTCAATATTTAATAACTTTATTAGTGATCCAACTATATTTGAACCTAGTAAAATATACAGACCAAGTGATGTGCAATTTGGTATTCAGAATCAAATTAAGATGTTAGTGTATGCAGGAATTGAAACAAAATTTATAAAAGAATATGTTGCAGCAAGTGCTAAAAATCATAAACGTAAAAAGTTTAAGTTTGGTACTGTAAAATCAGCGATTGCTAGAACCCCAGGAACTACTAATTCCGTATACGAAGTAGTGTATGTTGATATTATAGATCCTGCAGATAGTAACAAAGGTGTTGTAAGAGAAAGTATTAAAATTAAAACTAGTAACCCTCTTAAAATTAATCAAACAAATTTTGAAACACAAGATAACACATCAGGAATAATTGATGAATATAGTGAAAGATTTCGTCCTAAGACCAACCCAATTGACATAAGCAGTGATGCCGTTCAAATCAGCGAAAACTTAGACAACAAACGATACATTAGTAACATAACAAATATGCGAGCTCAACTTGCTAAAGTAGGTGTTTCAGATGGAGCGTTTTTACCACTATGGATGAGAACACCACAAGAAAACAGTATTGAAGAACTAGGATACATTACAGCAGTACCACTCTGTTATTGTAAAGCAGGAGACAGTGCTAATATAATTACAAACATTAAAAACAGTAGTTTTGATTTTACTAATTTAGAATTTGAAGTAGATAGATATATTATTGACTCAACTAAAGGTAACAGCGAAGAACAATACATACTATTCGCAAACTACGAGTTTAATGTATAACCCAGATAAATAAGTGTAGGAGAACATAACATTATGGCAAGTAATATAACCAATGCAAATATAGACGCTGACTTCCCAATAGCAGGTCAGGATAACGATAGCCAAGGCTTTCGTGATAACTTTAGTCAAATTAAAACAGGATTAGGTACAGCGGCTACAGAGATAACATCTTTACAGTCAACTACTGCAAAGCTAAACGCAAACAACACATTTTACGATAGTGAAAATGCTGTTCCTGTAGAATTAATTAAACCAAGACTAAGAGAAATTACTAAGTCGTATCATCAAACAGGTTCGCAAGGTAGTGCTCAAGAAGTATCACCATTTGATGTTTCCTTTTCCGGCATTGAAGGCGGACATTACCATAAAGTTACAGTTGGTGCAGTTTCTCCAGCTGTTGCAGCATCAATGACCATTAATGTTTCAGGGTGGCCTGCATCAGGTGAGTATGCTGAGATGCGTTGTGAAATTTTTGCACAAAGCGGACATGCTATTACAGTAACATGGGCAGCAGGACTAGGCAGTGTTCTAAAAACAGACAGTAATGCAATATGGAGTTCATTTGTTGTAAATAGTTCAACAAATCCACACATTATTGACTTTTGGTCAACAGACGGTGGTAACACTGTTTACGGAAAATACTTAGGTCAGTTTACTACATAATGGCACATCCTCTAACAAAAGTACATCTATTAAAGGATCCTGAGTTAGAACAGAAAATTATTGAACTAAGTTCTCGTTACTGGCAAACATCCAATCCTGAAGTACAAAATCAAATTATGATGGTTCTAGACGATTATCGTTTAGAACTAGGTTCTCGTCGAGCAAAAGCGCAACTTTCACAAGAAAATGGCGAAAAAGGACTTGACAATCTAATCAATATCAGTTAAACTATACATATGCTTATGAAAACTGACAAACTCGGTATTCCACGATTCTCTAACAAAGACTTAGTTGATATGATCTATTCGGGTCATGCGGACAAAGTTCATGTGGTATTATGTGATGCAAGCGATGACATAGATAAGTTTAATAAAGCAATGGCAGATCAAGGTATGGGATTATTGCAAAAATATATTCCAATAGATGTAGAACAGAAAGACTTTGACACAGCGTTACAATCTGAATGGTTTATGCCTGATGAATATAAAGAACTTGATATCGAAGCATTTTTGCTAGGCAAGATAGGCGGCAAACTTACTACAGAATGGGCTAGATGTATAGAGGAACTAGAAGCGTTCCAGGAACGTGATATGTATCCACTACTACGTTATATGATCTATCTTGTAGACTTTATGCGTGAAAATGATATCGTATGGGGAGTAGGTAGAGGTAGTAGTGTAGCAAGTTATGTGTTATACTTAATAGGTGTACACAAAGTAAACTCAATCCAGTATGACCTAGACTGGCGAGAGTTCCTGAGATAAGTACTAATATAATCAATTAGGAGAATTATTATGGCGATGAACAAAGGTGCTAACAAACAGTACAGAACTATGAAAGGTAAAATTGTAGATTTAGAACTGTTAAGACAAAGAAATGAAATGACTCCAGCTGTTGGAAATGCTAGAGTTAATGCAAGAGGCGACGAATTAGGAGCTGGCGGCAAAATTATACGTAAAAAAGAAGACAAACTTAGAGACTATTATGCAGACAATCCTGCAACAGTGCCTGATGAAAGTGTAGCAAAAACTATTGTTGCTGACGAGCCTGTAGCAGAAGAAACATCCTCTAAGCCTAAAACAACACGAGCTCAAAAGAAAGTAGCAGCTAAAGTAGAAGAAGAAATAGAAGCACCTACAGCAGCTGAACTTGCAGAGTTTGATGATGAAGACTGGGTTGAAGATGACGATGGCAATTTTGTACAAAAAGGTGACTAATGACTGATTACGTAGATTACAATGCGATAGCTAAGGGTGTTACAGGCGTCCAGCAAAACGCAACAGGAACGCCTAGAGCAATAGGTAACAGAGTACTTGTTACAGATTTAGACTTTGGCGATCAGATTACCGAAGGTGGCATTATTATCCAAAGTGATGATGGTAAGACTAGAGGAATTTATCCGCGCTGGGGTAAAGTATACTCCAAAGGGCCAAACAATAAAGACGAGTACAATGTAGGTCAATGGATACTTGTTGAACATGGACGTTGGACACGAGGATTTAAATGTGATACTGGTACTGAGGTTTTAGATCTTAGAATGGTAGAATCAGAAAGTGTCTTAGGTTATGCAGACGAGAAGCCAAACGACTTACGAATTGGTGCTGAATACGGTGGCCAAGATGGGCCTGATACAGTAAACCCACAAGACTTTGTAGATCAAGCAAGAGGATAATTAATGACTAATACATTTAAAGACATTGACACATTTGCAACAGCATGTGATCAACCAGCAAGCCCTGAAAACTACAAAATGTATCTTGGTCTAGTTGACGAAGAATACGGCGAACTTGTAGATGCAGTAGCAGCAGATGACAAAGTAGAACAACTTGATGCACTAGTTGACATCCTTGTTGTTACTATGGGTGCTATTCGTGCTGCAGGTTGGGACGGAGAAGCAGCTTGGAAAGAAGTAATGGACACAAACTTTGCTAAGATTGATCCAACTACAGGTAAAGTACGTAAACGTGAAGATGGAAAAGTACTAAAGCCAGAAGGCTGGCAGGCTCCTGAACTATCACAGTTTATTGACAAATAAAATAAAATAATTCTTCCAAAAGAACTTGACTCTTTAGTGTTTATGTATTATAATATACACACTAAGGAGTTTTTTTATGAAGTTACCAACACAATTAACAGGACTAGGCACAATGGGGTTATCCGGCATTGTGTTAATGTACCTACATATCACTAACGATCTAACAGGTTGGGCATGGCCCTTGCTGTATGTAATCTTAATCATAGGTGGCATTGGCCAGGAGAACACTAAGAAATGAGTATACACGGAACGATCGATCTAGAGACTATTGATACTAGTCCAAGTGCAACTGTACTTTCATTAGGGGCAGTTAAGTTTAATCCGCTAGATGATAGCGAACCACACTCAGAGCTTTACTTAAAGATTAATATCGACGAGCAAGACGCACAAGGACGTACAGCTAGTGATAGTACTATTGAATGGTGGAGCAAACAAGACCCTGCTATTATGGAAGAAGCATTTGATCAAACTGGTGCTGTTAGCATAGATGAGGCTTTAAAGCAAATTAGCAAATGGACTGTTGGTATTGACACATTATGGGGACAAGGTTATGGTTTTGACTACACCATAATGGAACACATGTTCCGTAGCAGCGGAAAGCCGGTTCCGTGGAACTTCTGGCAAATACGGGATTCTAGGACCCTTTTCGGGTGTTGTGAGAAAGACCCACGTAAGGCTATGCAAAGCAATTTGCACAACGCATTAGCCGATGCTTACTATCAAAGTAAAGCAATTCAGATAGCATACAAAGAGCTAGGATTAAAAAAGTAAATGAAATCAATCAAAGATACCTACGCAGATTTTTTCAAATGGGTTAAGGGCACAGAGCTTGTAGAACTAGAAAATATTAATGTAGAAGAAGATCCAGTGAGACCAGAACTAAGTTTAGAATGGCGTAAGGCCAATGGTCGTAAGATTTACGGACTAAAATATCAAGACACAATAGAAGGTATTGTGTGCGTAGCATTTACCAATGACATACCTACTACTGTTAAAGAACTAGAACTTATGAGTGAGAATGCTAGTTTAAAAAATGATTTCAATACCGCAGTTGCATATACTGTATGGTCACGTAAGCGTGGCGCAGGTAAAGAGATAATACATAAACTATTAAAGCATTGTAAAACAAACGAAAAGATTAAGACAGTAGTTACTCTATCGCCACTAACACCAATGGCAACACACTTTCATATTAAGAACGGTGCCAAACTAAAGAAAATTAGTGCTGAAACACAAAACTTTGAATACAAGATTAGCACTTGACAAACGACAAGTTTAGTGCTACAATAACTAATAATATTAAAATGATAACAGAGGCAAGCATATGAAAGAATTATGGGTAGAAAAATATCGACCGAAGACAGTTGACGGTTATGTGTTTCGAGATGAAGCACAAAAGAAACAAGTAAAGACTTGGATTGAAGACAAAAGTATTCCGCATTTGTTGTTTAGTGGGGCTGCTGGCATCGGTAAGACGACACTTGCTAAACTGTTGTTTAACGAACTAGATCTTAATCCGTTAGATGTTTTAGAAATTAACGCATCGCGTACAAACTCAGTAGAAGACGTCCGTAATAAGATTGTTAACTTTGTACAAATGATTCCGTTTGGTGACTTTAAAGTTGTGCTACTTGACGAGGCTGATTATTTGTCACCTAACGCACAAGCAGCACTACGTGGTGTTATGGAAGAGTATCACTCAACTGCAAGATTTGTTTTAACATGCAATTATGAAAACAGAATTATTCCTGCTATTCATAGTCGTTGTCAAGGCTTTCATATTGCTAAGGTCGATCAAACAGAGTTTACAGCAAGAGTTGCAACTATTCTTATTACAGAAGGTGTTACTCCTGATTTGGATACGCTCGATACCTACGTAAAAGCAACATATCCAGACTTGCGTAAATGTATTAATACAGTACAAATGAACGTACAGGATAACAGCTTGCTTAGACCCAACGAAGGTGACACAGGGCAATCTGACTGGAAACTAGAGATGGTTGAATTATTTAAAGCAGGTAAAATTCAAGAGGCTCGTAAATTGCTTTGTGGTGCTGTACGCCCAGAAGAAATGGAAGAGATTTATCGCTGGCTGTATGATAACATTGAACTGTTTGGTGATGATGCAACACAGGACAGAGCCGTACTTACAATTAAGCAAGGACTAGTTGATCATACACTAGTAGCAGATCCAGAGATTAATCTTGCGGCAACGTTGATTAGATTGGCAGGACTTTAATGCAGGTACTTGATAACATATTTCCGGATCGGTTAGTAGATGAAATCGAAAGGGCAATGTTACATGTAGATACACCTTGGCAATATGCTAACCAGACTTATGGTAGAGATAAGCAACTTAGAAAAGGTGAAGTTGAAGAGCCTCAGCTAGTACATGCCGCGTTTTTTGAAGGTGACGGAACTTACTTGTGGCCGTTATTAAGCGTTCCGTTATACTTTATTGAAAAAGAAATTGGCCGGAAAATTGTAAATATACAGCGATGTAAAGTAAATACATTAATGCATACTCCGCTGTCTAAAGAAACTGATAACCATCCTATACATGCAGATAGACATGAACAAGGTTGGCATTCTATTATCTACTACGTTACAGAAGGTGATAGTCCTACAGTGTTTACAGACAGTGTGTATCCTAATTTAGAAAACCCTGAATCAGCGTATAACATAGTTGAAAGAGTTCAACCAAAAAAAGGGCGAGTTGTTATATTTCCAAGTGACATATATCATTCAAGTAGTCCTACACAGTTAAGTAAGCGGATTGCCGCTAATTACGTTGTCAAATTTGAAGAAGAGAAATGACCTACTTAGTAACAGAAGAATGTATTAATTGTAAGCACATGACATGTGTTAGTGTATGCCCTGTAGATTGTTTCTACGAAGGTGCAAACATGCTAGTAATTAACCCAGACGAATGTATTGACTGTGGTGTATGTGTTCCTGAATGTCCTGTTGATGCTATTATTGGTGATAACGAACCAGGGTGGGATCCTAACAGGATTGAAGCAATAACTATTCATAATCAAAAAATGTCTGATATGTGGCCAAACATTACTGAGGCAAGAGACCCGCCTGAAGATCACGAAGAGTGGTTTGGTGTTAAAGATAAAATGGAAAAGTACGGATCAGAGGAGCCCGGTCTTGGAGACTAAAATAATTTCGCCATGCATTTCCGAATGTGATAATAATGGCGAATACTGTCCTGCATGTGGAAGAACAATGCAAGAAAAGTTTGAATGGAAAAACGGAGCAAATAATGCTCGACAAAAAGACATATTGGTAAACTGTGCAAACCGTTTACCAAGAAAAGACTTTGAGTACTGGGAAGAAATGTATGAACTTAAAGTCGCCGAGAAAATGAGG